TTAACAGTGTAGTTGCCTCATTAGATCCACTGGCATCACTGTAATAAGCAATAGAACAACTACCACTAGCACTTCTCATTCCAGCAATCAGAGTCCGATCTGTATCGCCTAAAGAGGTTGTGTCAAGAGTTGCTTGAGTAGCACTTAAAGACCAGCTTTCAACTTTGGCAGCAGCAGTGTTGCTACCGTCTAAGTAAAGCTGTCCATCTTTACCTGAGTAAAATCCCACTGAATGTCACCAAATAATAGTTATATATAACTTATTTTAGGGTGCATCGAGGCAAGCAACAAAAGAACAAGTGACATTACTAATTCCTGGGTAGACGTTTGTTACTTTTGGGGGCTTTGAATATCTCCATTTCAGACTTGATCCTGATTCTTTCAAATAGGAAAGAAGATTAGCATTTGTAACTCCTGCTGTTGCATTACCACTATCAAAGGTCACATAATCCCAGTCACTATTTACGTTTTTATAATTATCAAGAATTAAAGCAGCATCTGAATCAGAGATGTTTTGAAAACCAAGAGTCAAGGTTGCATTAACTCTTTTATTTCCATAACGCAAATGAGTTTTAGTTCCATCTAATGACTCAAAAGTATTACTTGGATAATCCCCAGGCTCATAACTTCTTGAACTTGGTTTAACTGAAGGGAAAGCTCTTCCTGTTGTCATCAGATCAATCTCTTAAAGTGATTTTCAGTGCCATCCCATCCACTTAAGATAGCCAAAGAACCAGTAGACGTTAATGGTGCATGACTACCAGAAATTTCTACCAGTCCTTCTTCTGTGTAGGAAATAGTCTCGACTTTATAAACTCTACTTGATGTTACTGTGTTTTTAATAGTAAATAGAACGCCGTTGTTAGGATCTTTAGTAGGCAGTGTAGGCTTTTCATCAAAATTTACGGTGGCTTCTCTTACCCCTTCTGTTCCAGTTTCCCACCAATAAATATCTTGTGAACCTGTAAGGGTATCTTTACTAATAACATCGCCATCTTTAGTGATAACACCATTTTGATATTTGTTTGTATGACTGGCTTGGCTAACAAGTTTAAAATAATCCCCTGGAGCTAAATTTATACAGTATTGAGGGGCCGTTTTAAAGGTAAGGCCATGATCTAATTCTCTTCTTAGTTTTAATATGTATTTTGCATATTTAACGGCATGCTCTTCAGTCGTACAAAAGCCTGACATGTCATATTTTTCAATAGGATCAAGATCAGAACCACCGTGATCATATTCATATTTAGTTTTATCTATTTGTGCTTGAGACAAACCAGACTCCCAACCATCCTGTAAATCTGATAGACCCTTCAATCTAAGCATTACAGATTTTGTTTCTGCAAAAGCATTTTCTTTTTCTTTTCGATAAAGAACATTAGCTTTAAATAATTGTCTTTCTTCTGGAGATAAAAATGAAACTTGTAAATCTTTTATATTTCCATCAGTAAATAAGGTTTTAATATCTATTTTTGCATCATAATCAATTTTATAATCATCTTTCTTATATGGAACTGCTGGAATTAAATTAAACTTCCCTCCTATCACTGTAAAATCTAATAAATTAAATGTTGCATGTTCATATAAAAATTCCCTTATATTGATTTTATTACTAATAACTCCATCCCAACTAAAATCATTAAATTTGCAAAACTTAGCTCCTTCCGTCATATCTCCAACAGCACTTACACCAACTAACTTTCCAGCCCCTAAATATTCATCTGTAAGGAGAGCATAAGCAATTTCAACAAAATTATTACTAGCTTTCTTATCACCTCCATTTATTAAATCAGTAACTTTAATTCCTTTTTTAAAGTAGGCAGATAATTGAGTAAAATTTGTCCATTCTTTTGCACTGTTAATTCTTATGCCACCTATAGCTAAATCCATATAAGAAGCGGGATTCGGGGGCTTTACAATTTCGTTTAAATAACATATTTGATGTTCAGGGCCGTCTTGATGACTTTTGGTTTCCATGCCAGGGAACTGAACATAATCAGCTATTGCGTCAGCAGGATTTAAACTTTTTGCAAATAAACTAGAACTTTCTTCTCTATCTTCAATTTTAGTAATTGTTAAATTAATAGGACTACCAAAGACTTTAAAAGTACCGTCAGCATTTGTATCAGAAGGCAAACCAGAAGGTCGAGAAATCGTTACTGTGTCGCCAACTTTGTACCCAGTACCTCTATTAACAATGTTCCAACGTGCAACCCAATTCTTATAAAAATTCCATGAAATCCGAAGGTCTACTGTTAAACCTGTACCTGTTCCACCTGAAGGAGAAACAGTATTGTTATAAAACCCACCAGACATAATTAACTCCTAAACATAGATAGTAAGGTTTGTATCAGGTCGTTCAATCTTATAATAAGCAACTTCTCTAGGATTACTCTCACCATTAGCAACGTCTACTGGGTTTTCATCAACAAAAGGATCTTCACCGTTGACAGGATCAATTTTTAATTTGTAAGTATTATTTAATTCACCATCACGTCCAACAAGAGTGATTTCATTCTTTGCTTCTATCTCTATATCGTAAACAGATTCACCAGCCTTGCCAAAGTGAACACCAACCTCCTTACCATCAACGTAGGCGACCCAAGCCCATTCATTAGCAGCACCTGGGAGGCCATAGCTTTTATTTAAAGAAATAAGAGTTTCATTATGATTACTTGAAGTCGTGTCGTAGTTATAAGAAACAGGAGTGTTATCAACTGGTGGCCCTTCATAAATAGGGCCGTCATAAACAATATGAGTCATAGGATTACTGCCCTCTGCCATGCTGCTACTTAACTCAGCAACAGGGCCACTATTTAAATCAATCGTTCTGTTATATGATTTTATCCATTCAGTATTTGAAACATCATCATGGGTTAAAAGTAAATTACTTATTCCAGCAAATTCAATAACAAATGTTCCATAATCTTGTGTTTTACAAACAAAACTTGCTTCATTCTGTCCTGTTTGCCAACTTTTAGTTAAAGTTGCATTTAATAAATTAAATTCTTGATTAATGTATTTAATTAGAACATTATTACCGTTATAAGGTTTAAATCTAAATTCGAATTGACTATTAGTTTCCATACCCATTCCAGGGTGAATAATCTTTATATAGTTATATTGGAAGTCTGGTGAATTTCCTTTTACACAAAAAAGACCACTATGTTCATTTTCTATTTCATTATTAATATCATTCCATACCCCATTACCACCAGCATTACGAACCTGTAATTTGAAAAAAGAATATCTCTTTATATATAAATCAATAGTTCCAGCTTGAAAATTACCTCTATCTTCAAAAATATCATCAAGAACAGATTGCTCTGGAATTGTATTTAAATTAGTTCCTCTAATTGATCCAAAAACCTTAGATTTAAGCCCTATTTCTGTTATTGAACAAGGTCTGCTATTTGTAACAGTTGCCATTGCAACTTTCTGAAGTATTGGGTTTCGAAATGCTCTTGCATAAAAAGGCCCAGTTATATCAGTCATATCTTGATTTAGGCGATAACCATCTTCACTTCCTACTCTTGTTTCGTCACTAGTCCATTGTGGAATATTGCCATGACCGTTCCTTAAATCAGTAACTTTAAATGGTGTTAAAGCAGCGTCATAATCAATAGAGCTAGGCTCAACTACTTTAAAGATATATTTTCTTTCAATCCCTGAATACATAGATTCGTTTTGTCTCCAAGGTGTTCCATCTGGTGCTTCTGTAGAAATATCTTCAATATCAGTACAAACAATCAAACCATCACCAGCCATATACATTTCACCGATAACAATATTGGAATCTATTTCTTCTCGAATAGAACGCACCATTGATATAACATCTTCTACTCCATGAGGTTTTGTTCCAACTTTCATATCGTCAACATATTCTTGGACATTTTCTAAAATTTGATATGCAACCTCATTACCTTCAACAGTTGGATTGTTATTAGCAAAGCCAACAAAACCTGCTCTTGTAGGCCAAAAAGTATTTATTTTTTTACGTTTAACCGCTAATGCTCGTATTGCTTTTTTATCCATACCCTTAGTTTCAAAAACAAACTCATAAGGGAGCTTTACGACATTTGCATTTGGCATTGGACTGTATAAACCAAAAGTTGCTTGTGTTGTTGGGTTTCTAGTTCCGCTAAAAGCTGCAACTTTTAAATCATTAGGAACACCGCCTGATACAGAAGGAATAGTTCCTACTCTCCAAGTATCAGCAAAAACATCATCTGGATAAGGGAACGGCATCCCTACCACTTCAGACTCCGTATATCTATTGGCATCTGAGATTCTATTGTTTTCATTCATCTCACTAGATTTAAAAAATAAATCTAATTTTTTCTTGCTATAAGTTGATAATAAAAGATCTCCAATAGCGTAACCAGAGAAATCTGGACGATCATCTATTTCTCCAAGAGAAAACATCACAATTGCTTTTAATTGCTGAAAACGACCAAGGCTTAAAAGTTTCGACCATAAAAGTTGACCATTAACTCTTACTCCACCTATACCTTTATTTCTATTAGCAAAAACAAGTGGAACGGTATCTCCTAAAGTTGCTAATTCCTGAACAGTATTAAAAGCAAATTGAGGAGAAAATCTTTTACTTCCAATTGCATCTGAACCTTCAAGTGTAACGCCTCTATTAATAGGTCTTGGTTTTGGTGTTAATAGATAACCGACATAACTTAAAGCTGCTGCAATAGCAACTTTTCCTAAAATCGCTCCAACAGTTGTAGTCCCAATCTTGTATGCAAGGACACTTCCAGCCTGTATATCAGGAATTAATTCATAAGCTTCATTTCTTTTAGCACTAATAGCAGAAATCTTCTCCTCAAAAAGCCAATATTCATCTTCACTTATTCCTAATATCTCACATAATTCTATTTCCGTTGGTAATAACACCCTTTTAGCGTAAGGGCTTTTAATGGACTCCAAGTCACCACCGACTCTCCGTATGTTTTGCGAAAGCTTAACCATCCTTCCTCGTAAAAAGCTGCCATGCCAAGGGAAGAATCATCACCAAGACATAATGCAATTGTTCCTAGTTTAGGGTGTGATTCAACACCCCAACGATTTAATTCATCCTCAAATACAGAATAGTCTTTTTTTCTTAGCCTTCTATACCATTCACGCCTACCATTTGGGACTGTGTAACCGTCATAAGCTAAAACTGTACGAACTAAAGATAAACAATCACCAGCATTATTCTTTACAGGATCAGCACCTAAACGATAAGGAAGACCAATTAATTGATCTGGCCTCACCTGTTTTCTATTGTTCCTGTAATAGGCAAAGCACCTACTTGTAAGGTTGTTAAAACACGATTGGGTGCATTGGCTCCTACTGCATCAATAGCACTACTTAAAAGGATTTCAATCGTAGCTGGATCGTAACTCATTGAAGCTGCTAACCATGTTTCAGAAGTTAAAAGCTTTGCTTCATTATCTGCATCTAATTTCTTATCAAAATCAGTGGTCATTAAAAAAGTATCAACTCTAATGTGATATTTACTATCTACAGCTTTTTTTGCATAGCCCATACTAATTTCATTATTAGCAAGTATTAATGCAGCTTCCATATTGTCGCCTGATCTATTACGTGCAGCACCTTGATATATAAAACTTAAGTACTCATAACCTTCGATAGGTTGATCATATTTACCATTTTGAAAAGTAGAGGGTTTTAAATCGCCAGGATTACCACCAGTAGAAGTAGTAATTGTAATAAAATTAGTTAATGCAACAAAGCTCATAATCCTAGTGAAGATCTCCTACTGCGTGAATTTTTTAAATTACTAAAAGTTTTAGCTTGACCCATTTCTGCACCTCTAGTTGCAGCAGCATTGATGATGTCAGTTACAGCAGATCTAGGTACATAATCATCACCATTAAAGTTCATTACTGGACCTGTGTAATTGACCGTAGTCGTACCTGAACCTGAATAGCGACTCATTGCAGCTTCTACACCTAAACGACCATCTTGAGATCTCTTAAGAGGCATAATGGCTTCTGGACCAGCTTCACCCATAAGACCAACGCCACCTTTAGCAAATGGAAATATTGTTGGCTGATTGACTACACCGCCTTTAGCGAAAGGAACAATACCGTTGCTGCCATATATATTTCCTTTTGCATTTGTAGTTCCACCACCACCAAAGAAATTAAGGCCTTCAAACCAAGAGGTTAATGGTTTCATTATTTGTGTACGAACAAAAACTCTAGTTAACTCCGCAATAATTGAGCTTGCAAATTCTTGGAAATCTAATTTTCCTTTAGTAATAAATTGGACTAATTGATCTTCCATTTTCTTGAATATATTTTCAGTTACAGTTGCTAATTCTTCTGCCAAACTTTTTATGGATGCTAGATAAGATCCAGCACCTTTCTTTAATGCTTCATAGGTAGACATTCCAGTTCCTTTAATATCTCTAAGGCTCTTTTCAGTTTTACCATTAATTTTTTCTTCTTTTTCCTTCAATTCATTTAATCTATTTTGTGCTTGAATTAAATCTTGTAATACTCTTGTTCTTGCAGCCGCTATTCTTGGATTATTACCTTCTAATTTTGATAATCTTTCTTGTGCTCTAGCTATTTCTTTTTCTGCTTTTTCAATAGCATTATTTAAACCTAATCCCATAAAACGATTAAAAGCTTCAATGGCAGAAGTAATGTCCTCAACAATAGCCGTAAAAACTGTTTGAAATTGTGCTCCAATAGGGCCTAATATTTCTCCTAAAGCATCTTTAAATTCACTCATTGAAGTTGCTAATCTATCCCCTGCTGCCTCTGGGCCTTGGGCTAGAATTTTTGCATTTTCACCGTATTTGTCAAATAATTTATCAGCGAAAACCATAAAGTCTTGAAGGGTTACTTTTCCACCTTCTAACGCCTTATCTAATTGTGCTGGAGTCTTACCCATTGAATCCGCAAAAATGGTAAACGCACCAGGAAGTCTCTCACCAAGTTGCTGTCTCAATTCTTCCGCAGATACCTTACCTTTACTGAATACCTGAGAAGTTGCTGTCATCGCAGCTTTCATATCTTCTAAGTTTCCACCAGTACCACGAATACCAGCAGCGATAGCTTCAAATGCGTCCTTAGCATCTTCAACACTTCCACCAGCACCTTTTACTGAAGCTGTTAATGCTGTGAATTGTCTTACGATTACATCTTGAGGAATAGCTAACTCTTTACTTTTTGCAGATAAAAAAGCTTGTGATTCTGAATATCTTTTTGTGTCGTTAATAACAAGTTTTAATGCCTTTCTTTGCCTTTCTAAAGCAGCATTATATTCAGCAACGCTACCTATACTTTTACGAACCATTCCAATCTGAGCACCAACAGCAGCACCAGCAGCAGCACCTACTGGGCCACCCATCTTTAGACCTATAGCACCACCGATCATTCCCTCTGGGCCACCAAATACTCCACCAGCAGCGATAGCACCTATACCTTTAACTGCTCCTTTCAAAGACATACCTGATCTTTTACTAGCAACTTCAATCTTGTTTAAAGCTGCTGTAGCCCTTTGTATGTCAGCAGTTAAAACTTTATAAGATTTCCCTGTTAAAGAGACATTTGCTCTTAGGTCAGTAAGTGCAGCTACTTGTTGTCTTAATTCGTTTTCAGTGACATCACTTTGTCTACCTAGCCTATTAGCAGCAGCCCTTAAAGTCGCTATATCTGCTGCTGTTGGCCTGGCAGTATTAGATAATTGTTTAATACTATTTTTAAGTTTTTCAACCCCTTTTACGCCTGTAACAATGGCTTCAATTTTAAATCTTGTAGATGCTGACATTTATTTATCCTTCTCGTTGAGTACCTTTAATGCTGTTCTTTCCATTGTTTGAATACCTTCCAACATGGCTCTAGCATCGTCAACTAAGTATAGACGGCAAAACCACTCTAAGACTTCATATTTTAATCCAACTACTCCTGACATTGAGACATTCCATTGCGTTGTTAGACGAGTAAACATAATAACGATCTCCCAATTCTCCTCCCATACAACAAAATCTTTTTCCTTCTCTTTCTTTGGCATACCAACAATCCCTAATGCTATTGCATCTTCATAAGATTCATCTATTTCCTGACCACTGCCTAGCCAATACTCAGTGGCCTCTATTAGTTTTTTTCAGGAGCACCCTTTTGCATATCAATAATTGCCTGAACTGTTCCTTTTATAAAATTAATATCATTCAGAAAACCATCTAACTCTTTTTTAGTAAAGGCAACGTCATTGCCATCTTCATCTTTTATATCTTCCCAACCTTCTAAAACATCTTTAACTAATTGAGGATCTCCCTTATCAGCTAATTTTTCAATTTGTGTAATACCAACTTTTTTAAATATTCCTGTAAAAGATTCTGTTCTCCATTTACCACCATCAGAAGGAGAAGTGACAGTAACAGGCCACTTAATTGAAGTTACCTTCTTCTTGATTAATGCCATTAAAAATATACATCTTACGCAACAATAACCATTATCTATGTAAATACCAAGCTGAACTCGTCATTGCCGTTATTAGGAGTAGCCATAAATGGAAGATTTAACATCACAATTCCATCTGAATCTTCATAGGTTGGAGCACTTAGATCTGTCTGAGGACATGAGACAGTAACGATATTTCCAGCACCACCTGAATGACTCCAAGTGTTATTGCCTGTAGCTGAACCTGTAGCGTCATTAAAGAAGTTATGAGCAGAAAGAGCCACAGCTTCTACTACAGCAGTACCAGAAGGTGCTCTACCTGTAATTAGTGTCTCTTTTGTTCCACCAACAAGCTCTCTATACACAAGCTCGTTATTCATATCAAATGACCAAGATTGCAACGCCCCTGCATAACCAAATAGTTGGAAACTAGATGTATTGCCGTTTTTAAAGATAACTGGATCAGCTTGGTTGCTATAAGTCGTTGATGGCAAAGCTGTATCCGTTGGAGTTGAATACAGTCCAGTAAATTGGAACGAAATTACTGGAATTTGATTAACTTCGCAGTTGATCGAAAATGTACCTCTTGCACCGAGAATTGTGTGGTTGACTCCATCAGTGTTGTATTTAATCGTGACGCTATCAAAACTGCTACTTACTGGAGCGTAAGTATTAGAGGTGCTTGAAACTGTTGTAAGAGCAAGGCCACATGCAAGTAAGGCATCAGAATATTTTGGAGCCGTACCAGCAGTACCACTTCCAGCCATTTCTACATCGAAGCTCACATTGACTCTTGTATTTGCCAATAAAACTTCTTGATTACCTAAATAACCTCTTATTAATTCTCGATTGACTTCATCACTAACAACTGGCTCAACAGTTAGATCTCTTACCAATACAGCATTAGCAGAACCAGTAGGGCTACTTGTGCTTCCGTAGCTAGTCTCTTTCTTAATTAAAAGAGTCTTCTTACGAGAGAGTTTTGCCATTGCTCAAATACAACCAAGTCTTATAACAACATCTTAGTAGGTTATTAGAGCGTAATAACAATAATCACTCGGTAAGATCGTCAACTTCTGTTCGATAACGAATAGTCCAGTTAGTTGTTATTGCTCCAGTTGGTTGATCAGCATCACCCATTAAGAACTCTGTACCTGTTGGTTCAACATCTATTGCATTGCCATTAAGAGTTAAATCAGTAGTCATCTTGGGCCACATTGACTCCAAGATTGAATCAGCAGCTTTATCAGGACTTGTTGTAGTTGTTCCTTTTACTAAAATTATGACTCTGACTTGTAACTCCCAGTCAAGAGTAGGAAGACTTGTTGATTGAGTACAGGTTGAATTTATTGGCTCTACTACGATTGCTGGAAACTCATTTCTTGTTAGTGGTACGAGCCTAGAGCGATATATGCGAGTCGAAACTCCAGCAGTACCAGCCAGATTAGTAACAATTCTGGAAAGAATGTGTTCAACTTTGCAAGTCATGTTTTCTGTATCGCAATAGTAACGATGTCACCGTCTAATGAAAATCTAACGTCACGAACTGTATAAGCTACTGAGTCAACAGTGATTGAATCATTAGCAATTAAATTACCAAAATCGGTTGCTTTAGCAGTCAACGTATATTCACTAGAAACCACCATTCCATCTAATAAAAACTCAGATGGCTCCGAGAGAATACCTTTTGCGGTAGTAGAGCCTGATGTGCAAGTAACACCAAACTCACCACCTACAAAAACTGAATTATCGTCACTCAACGCCATTGTTCAAAACTTTAGGTTTCTTGGCTTTGGGTTTTTCGGGTACTGAACACTCCACGGGAGCTTCAACGACCTTACCCATTCTTATAAGAAGAGAAGCATCTTCATCACTAATGTCATAGGTTTTACCAGCATCTAAAGCTTTACCACTGGCAATGACATTTCGCTTGGCTAATACTTTCATAAGAAAAAGGGGGGCATATAGCCCCCTTATTATTACGCAATAACTACTTATGTAGTTACGTCTAAGATTGCAGAGAATCCAGAAGCCTGACGAACAGCTACATCAAGAGTAGTGATCGCTCTTACTGAAGTAAGTGCTTTTGTGAAGTCTGAACCATCAGAATCCGATACGGCTAATTCCATACCTGATCCCCAGAAACCAACGATTGCTTGTGAGAAGTCACCAAAGACAACAGCAGAACAAGAACCACTTGTAGAACCTTTTGTAAGGTTTGATGGAACCTGATTAGAGATGCCGATCTGATAACCGTTGATTACACCTGGAGTTGAACCACGACCTCTAGCACTTAGATCTGTGTTCCAAAGGAAAGCACCATCACCAGTTGCAGATCCACCAGCCCTTAATTGCTTAAGTGCAGATAAAACTTTAGCGTTGGTTACATAACCCATTGAGTCACCACCAGCGTTATCAACTAGAACTTCCTCTTCTAATTTGATGAGATTTTCTAGTGTGATTGCAGCACCGTTAGTACCACCAGCTACAGAGCCGATACCGCTGGTTTGCATGATTCCAGTTGGCTGACCTGAAGAACCAGAGCCATTAAGGATTGCAAGGTCTACTCCAAGGTTGACAGTTGATGTCAAATCAGTTCTGATCAACTCTTCAATACCAGGAGTTGCCTGTAAAAGAGTTTGACGAGAGTACTTAGACAAAACTCCGAAATTCTTAGGAGTTAAGCTGATTTGATCAAAAGTAGACTCTGACTGAGTTATCGCAGTAGTTTCAGAACTTAACCAATAGCCTGTCGAATTTCCAGATCTGCGTGGGATAGCCACATCACCAACTAGGCCAGGAAGTGTTCTAACACCCATTCCAATCATCAGAGTGTTATTTTTCAAACTCTCGATGAAATCTTCTGCCTTTAATTCTGTCTCAACTAGATTCCCTCCAGTTGTTGCACCACTGGTGACGTAAGTAGCACGTTTTTGTAGTGCAGCGTAAGGAATTAGGAAGCCTTTATCTGTTGTTCTCTTAACACCAGAACGCTCAACTTCTTGAGATAATTCTCTAACAAAACCAGCATCCCTAGATGTCCAGTCACCTGTTAAAGCAGCACGAATACCAGCAGAAATGCTGTAATCAGTACGCTCTTTTTTGTTGAGCTCTACAGGAGAAACAGTCTCAACAGGCTTTTTACCCATTGTGTCTAAGACTGCTGCTCTTGCATCGTCAATAGAGCTTCCGTTCTCTACTAACTGAGTGCCAAGATCATCAAACCCATGCTTTCTGCAAAGGGCTGTAATGTTTGCAATTCTGGAACGCTCTGCTTTAGCCGCTTCATCAGCGGCTTTAGAACGCACCATATCTAAATCAAGATTTTCAGACATCTTTGATGTTGATGTAGGTGTACTTGCGACTGAAGCCGCTTCAGGAGGAGCTAAAGCTCGCTCATCATCACTAATTGTAGGTTGTTGTTGCGTATTAGTAACAGTTTTATCTACAGATTGGTCGTCTTTTGCTCTTGAAACGCCTACTGAGAAATCTGCTGGCACACTAACCAAGCTCACTTCGGCTGGCGTGAAGCTAGTCACCCTGTAGGCTCCATCTCCCATTTCCTCGGTTTCGTTCACTGAATAACCAAAGGAAACATTTCTATAAACACCTTCTTTGACAAGATCAAAAGCCTCTTCACCCGCTCGGTTTTTGGCAAAGCGAACTTTAGCCATTCCCCTTTTGGTCTTTTTATCTAAATATCCACGTTCCACTACCCCAAGTACAACATCAGGATTGTGGTTGAAAAGTAGAGGTGCAGCAGCATTTAGACGACTGAAATCTATTGACCCCTCTCGGTGATCTAAAATTTCTTTCCCTAAATAACCTCTATCGACTGGGGTTTCTGAACTAAAGGGAAACTCAATAGTTCGATCTTCTTCATTTAGGTTTCTTGATTCAAGAAGACCAGAAAAATCTCGTAATAGAGTTTTTCCCTCTAAATCACGTTTCGCCTCCATTTGATTCAGAGTCATTATTCTTCTCTACTTTAGTAGTTAATTGTTCAGAATTAGCTACTTCTACATTGGTGTCAAATTTTAAACCTAATTCTTCTGCCTGATCTACTTCACTCTTTCTGGCATTTAATACTTCTTCTAAATCATATCCTTGCTCCATTAACACCTGTGTTTGTGTCTTAAATCCAGCTTTTACAGCTTCTTTATTAGCTTGGCACTCTTTAATGGGATCAATCCACTCAAATGAACGAGGTATCCATTTAACACGCTTATATCTTTCTGGCTCGGTATCAAATGTTGGCAGATTTAACGCACCAGATAAAACAGCCATATCTAAAAACATTTCAAAAACTCTGGAGTGGAAGTTCTCTATTAAATAGTTTTGAATTGTTCTAAATTGTGCTCGATCTTCTAACAATGCAAGACGGCTGGAACTGTAGTTGCTGGTGGAATAGTCACGACTTAAGCTTTCATAACTTACTCCTATTCCAGATGCCATAGATCTAAGCATGGCTCTCATGTATGGTTCAAATTCACCACTAGGAGAATCCATATCTGGAATATTTACTTGTTGCCCTGGGGCAAGGTATGAAAACATACCAGGACTGAATTCTGTAACACGATCACCGTCATAGACCTCACCACCAGGATCTAATTCACCTTCTGGAGAAGTAATAAATCCCATTAACGCACTGGAAGCCCTGGCTCGAATTAAACTGGCCTCCGAAAATCCATCGAGATGATGTAAAGACTTAATAGCAGTAGCCATCCAAGGTACACCCCTTGTTTGCCCTGGTCTTTCTGTCAAATAAAGATGGATTATTTCATCGGCTGGTATAAGCATGTGACGTTTCAAACCTTCCTGTACTGGAAAAGGTGTATCGCCTGGATGCTTTGTTAAAAACGCATATTGTATTGGCCTCATCCAAGAATCAAGTTCTATTCCCATCCTCCACGTATTTTGTTTTTTCGTACTTGTTCCTGTGTAATCATCATCTAACTGATCTGCCTCTAATACCTCCAAAGCCAATGGAACCTTAGATCTGCCAAATGGTTTTTTAACAACACGAATAAATACTTCTCCGCTTTCTATAAGACTCTTTAAACACAATCTTTCTATGTCCTTAAAACATAATCTCCCTGCTGTATGGCAAGAGTCATAGTGACCCCATTCACGCCAAGCCATCTCAATACTTTCGTTGACCTTCTGATCTAACTTTCCACCCCTTTGCCTTCTGATCTGCGACTGAAGCTTGATACCATCAGGGCCAATGACATTTGAGCATATAGTTCTAATTGCACTTTTAGCATGAGGATTATTACGAACAAGATCTCTTGATCTTTGACGTAAAAGACTAATTGCACCTTTTAGTTCAGCATCAGCAGATGCAGCAGACGCAACCCAGTTAGCAGTCAATCTGCTTTTAGTTGCACCCTGAAAAATCCTTCTTTTAGGAATAACAGTTGTGACAGTAGGTTCAGGACTAGCTGGTGTGCCAGCAGTAAAAAGACCTTTCCAAGCGTTGATAATTCCCATTAGAAACGTACCCTCCATTGATGTGGATCACCAAGACCATTGGCGATCATGTTTGCTTTTCTTTCTCTGACGACTTCAGCTTTTAGCTGAGATTCACGCCTTCTTAGTTCTCCAAGATCTGCATACTTAAATGTTCGATCTGCGATTGTGTACTCAGCAGCCCTATTCGCCACAATTGCACGAATAGCACTGGTAACAGATTCAAGATCTATCTCTGCTTGTGTCCTACCTTCAAAATCTGAACTTGGTGTGCCTGTATAACTAATCTTTTTCTTAACTTCAAATTGCCCTTCATATAACGTGACCTCATCTCCAGATTTAGTAGCTAAAGCCTGAAAAAACCATAAACCAGAGTTCATTGCTCCAGTTGTACTAGCTGGAATAACAAACTCCCATCCAGTTCCATCGGTTGTGCCAGTAATTGTCTCACTAGCTACTGAGGAGTTGCACCGAAGATAGTATTTAAGGGTATAATCAGTGCTAGTAACACTTTCGTTTAGCCAGTTGACACCAGATGGATCTTTCCATCGAACGGTATCACCAGCCCTAAACAAACTTGGAATAGGCACGTTTAATAACTACCAATTAGTGATGTATGACCGCCCATTAGCGGTATTCCTAGATGATACTCGCTTTTTGTCGTTATTTTGATCGTTATTTAAGAGCTTTTTAGCAAATTTATCCCACATTAAGCGTCTTTTATAGACTGGATAGACCTGATAAAGCCTTAATAAGCACGAATAAGCATAAATAAGCTCATCCCATGCCTCATTGCGTCTACCAGACTTTAAAGTCCATACTCGATCATAGATTCTGCCAGCTTTATACTTCCTGATTTCCTTCTCAGCCGTTAATTCTTCAAAGTAATCTTCAGTGATTGTTGGATAGAAATGTAAGTATCCATCATCTATTTCTGCATCTCTTAAACGTCTATAAATGTAGGTTTTTACTTTATTAACACCAATGCTATATAACTTAATGCTTGATTTTAAGGCATTTCCCTTAGATCCATATTCAACCTTATTAGGTTTGCCGATCATTACATCACCTTTTAATTTATCAACACCCTTAATAGGAACAACACCTAAAGCGACTCTGTTTTTACAGAAGCGGTAGACCTCCTCAGTGAAATGGCCTCCACTATCTATTGCAGTTGATTCAATCTTGATTTCTTGTCCATCCTCGTTGAGATAGGGAGTTGTTATGACCTCATCTAATTGATCCCATACGTCCTGACGACCTGGGTTCCCATATAGCACTTGACGATCAATTAAATAAAGCTGTTCAGGTCGATCATTCTTCTCAGATTCCCTTGGGCGAGCAGCACCCCAGACAGACAAACTTAAACGATCATCTTGTGTATCAACTCCACATACAAGTAAAACAACATCTCTAGGCGGTACACCTCGTTTATATGTTGCTTTTGAAGCTCTCTCCATTAACGCACTAGCTCCTACTTTCCTTTCAAACTCGTCATCAAATAATTCACCTTGAATTGTATTTTTAAAAGTTTTTATCTGTTCTATATCACCCTGACAATCCAACCATTCTTCTACTAACTGAGGCCAAGAAGCATTAGGTGAATAACTGTAAGCAGCCCAGATATGAAACCCTGCATGACGACCATTACCTTCTGCTGTTGCCCTCCATTCACCACGTTCAACCATCCATCGTTTTTTACTATCTGGAATTAACACGCCACATTCTTCACAAGCATATTTAGTTGTTGCTGGATCATTGTCCTCCCATCTAAAATTCTCAAACTTCAGTACTTGATGATGTCCACAGTCAGGACATGGAACGTAGTAATACATTTGGTTTGACTTATCCCAAAGCTTTTCAATACGGCTGAAATCTTTATCTGTTGGAGTAGAGCCAGCAACTATTTTTCTATTCCAGTAGTAATCAGTTCTCTTGATTCCAAGCTTGATCTGATCACCTTCAGAAGTGCTTTCTGGGTATCCATCCGTTTCGTCAAACATAACTATTCTTCTACTAACCCTACGAAAACCTCTGGCACTATTGGCTCCTACTAATCCAAGTGTCCCTCCAGGGAATGATTTGCTCAATATCGTATTACTTCCATCTTTAGCTTTTGGATCACTAACTAAACCCCTTAAAACAGGAGTGTCCCTAATCATTGGAGCTATTTCCTCCTTTGAGTAGCCGTTGCAGTCATCAAGAGTTGGTTGCACCAACATCATGGGACAAGGATCTTGATGGATATGGTATGAAATTAAATGATTCAGCATCTTGGTATATCCAACCCTCGCACTTTTCATAACAGTCACCTGCTCAATATCAGGATCAGTCATGGCATCCATCATTCCCTTTTGATAAGGAAGTGACTTCCATCTACCACCATCACTGGAGCTTTCTAAACTCAATACTGCATGACGATCTGCCCACTCACTAAGAGTTAATTTCTCAGGTGGCTTAAAAGCTAAAAAAGCTTTATTTAAAATTGCAGAAGCATCTTTCATGCCGCTTGTGCAGCTAAATCTTCCAATGTCTCCTGAACAATTTCATCCAATAAACTCATAGCGTTTTTATCAAGATCAGGTATTCGTTGTTTTGCCTTAGTCGGTATCCCTAAAACTTTTGTCTTGGCAATAGTTACTAACTGTATCCATGAAGCCTCTACTTCGGCACTGGGAACTAACACTTTTTCACGCTCTTCTACATCAATTTCAGCTAATCTTGCCATCATTGCTTCACGTTTAGCTCTACTTAGGTTAAAATCGGGGATTGGCTCGTTTTCAGTCGATATTGCTTTTTTAGGTTTAGGTATTGACCCAGATGATCTCAATGGGTCGGATGTGCTTTCCCATATTTTCATTGCTTCATCTTTTTTTAGAAATATTTTTCCTTGGCGGTTAACTACTGCATCATCTAATCTCCCATTCTTCAAAGCCTTGCTCACTGCTGACTTTGTGACTTTTATATCTCGGCTAAATTGTGCTGCTGTAACTAGCTCCATAAAAAAGTTAACCACATCTACCTATTTTAGTTGACGGTTAACTACTTGGTTAACTTGTGCCTAGAAAAAATTTGAGATTCGAATCCCCC